GATTAATGATAAGTTCTTAACTGCTTTATCCAGATCTTTCAGTCACAATTTACCTATACCAGGCAAATTGCAACAGAGACTTTATCCGAGTCCTTCCTGCACACTAACTAAAAGAGATTGTAATCACGTACACGGAGGCGGTCAGCCGGTACCCCCTACTCTAGATTCTTCTGGCGGTAGCTCACATAGCCGTAGTTAGCCAACTATGTTTTTGCTCTCAGGTTGAGTTGTTTCAGAGCCTGAATCATTTGGTTTTTACACCTAATTGATTGCCGTGCCGTCATGTGTGTAGTCTAATCTACACGTTCCACCAGCGGCCATTATGCGAGCTGGATCTCCTCATGACACAGTACGAAACTGCGATATTAGCTATTTTGTAAACTTTAAATCTTTAACGGAATTCTTACCTAGTTTTATCTGTATGATGCCGTTGTAGTTGTCTTCTCTCAGCAACACGCCTTCAGTAAATTGGTAATAGGCTTCCATGTAATTAGTTTCGCCACGTGATTTACACAAATGTATGATCTCGCGTGTGAACTTGTCCTTGCCTAGTTGGTTGATATCTTCTTGAAGACGCGGGCTACTACCCCAATAGTCTTTCCAATCAGTCTCAACTGTTTCTCTGCGCTTGTTTTTCTTGCCTTTTAGAGGTGGTCTCTTTTTGATGGTAGTAAAATATTTGCGGCCTACATAATCGTAGCCATTTGTGGTATTTGTTATTCTGTAGATAAAGCCGTAATAACTGTTGATATCCTCGGACTCAAAGATTTTTCCATTATAAGTCCAAGGATTATCATATGCCATAAAATTATTTTGCTGCCTTAGCTGCGTTTTTCTTTTCTTGGATTTCTGCACGACGAGCTTTAGATAACTTACCTAAATCACCTAACGCACCACGAGCACGTGTGCCAGCTGCGCCTACACCTTTGCCTTCAAATTTTTCATTTTCTGCCAGATATGCTTCATATGCTGCTACGATTTGTTCATGTGTTGTTGCCATTTTCGTTTCCTTTTTAAAAATTATACTGCTAGTCTTGCTTGTTTACGAGCGATTTCTCTCGAGATTTTTGCCCGATCTTTTTTACGTTGTGTTTTGTCTGCTAGTGCTGTTAGTTGTGTGATGTTCAATGGTTTTAATCTTGGTTTACCATTTTTATGCATCATTGGGTTATTGTGTCTTTTACCTGGGTGTACTTTGCCTGACGGACCTGCCATGTTTCTCTCCTTCTATAGTGTTATATAGTTTATTAAATTTTATATCTATAAAAACTGAAATTATTTAAATTCAACTTCTCTTTGCCATTGATTGGTAAAGTTTGTACCAATCAGATCACTTGAACATGTAAATTGACAGATTTCATTGGGAGAATTAGAATCCCATGTATTTTGTATACTATCAAAATTTTCTAATTTAAATTCTTTCATAGCCCCTAACCAACAACATGGATAGATGTTACCTAGCGCACTGATATAAACTGTAGAATCTTTCAAAGCCTGGCATTTAATCTTTCCTTGTTGGACTATAGGGTCTTTCCAACCTTTTGGTTTATTTAAAAAATCTACAGGATGTGATTTAAATCTTCTACTAACTTTAGCACGGAACCATTTAAAACCTAATTTATATGCCAGCTGTTCAGCTAGATCAACTTGATGTTGATTATGTTCAAATACTAACATTTCCCAATGTGCTCGTCCGCCCTCTTTGATAAATGCTCTAGCATTATTAATAACTTTTTCGTAGTCTACGTTTACTCTATAGATATGATTAGTGTCAGCGAGCCCATCTATGCTGAACACCACATATTCCTGTGGATGCTCAGCAGGGCGGTATATAGTTTCTGCTAGTTCGTGCCACCAATCTGTATTGCGTAACCCACCATTGGTATTCATACCCAATGTTATAGTGGGATTAATTTTTCTAAAATAACGATAGATATCTAATGTATGTTTGCCTGCAGCAGGATCACCGTAGTCACCACACATGTACATTTTATTTAAATTGCGTATGGTATCATCGTCAATGACCTTTTGTATCTGTTCTACTGTAAGATGGTGTAAATCATTTTTATTAAAAGTAATGTCAGTTTCTCGTAAGCACTGTGGACAGGCTGCATTGCACGCATCTGTGGGTTCTATATGTAATACCTTAACATCTTGATTAGCTAATTTCAACATCAGTATTATAACTGGTAAACCCATTTTCCTTAACCACGGTAAGGATGTTGTTTACACGCCCGCCTAGTTCATCTCTATGACTTACTAACCAAATTGATTTGTGTGCATCACGCGACATCTTTTTAAGAATAGCCAGCGCATTCTCTACACCCGATGCATCCATACCACTGTCGATCAATTCATCAATGAACAACAAGTTAATTGGTTGGTACAATGACTCCCATACATCACGGAATGCCCATGACAGTGAAAGTATAAGTCTATTACGCTCGCCTCTGGATAAATTATCAAAGTCTAATTCTCTGCCTAGTTCAGTGATGTTTACTGAAAGATCATTCATAAACACCACGGTATGGGGTAAGCCAATACGATCTAGATATTGGCTCAATCTCGCGTTCAAGTAGCTGAGATTTTGATCGATGATACGTTTACGTATGTAACTGTCTTTATTAGTCAACAGTTTATACAAAAATTCTTGATGCTCTTTGACACGAGTAAGCTCATTCATCGTATCAAAATTGATTTCAGCTAGTGCAGTTTGTCGCATTTCAACGATCTGTTCACTGTAAGGATCTTCTTCTGCACTCTTGTTAGCTAACTGAGTTTGTAGATTGGCTAACGTACTACGATGATGGATAGCATCTTCTTCTTGATCATAATAGACTTTTGGTGGCACACCTAGTTCACCAATTTCTTTCAACGTGCCTGTTAACTCTATCCACTGACCGTTGGTTGTTAGGTATTGTAGAGCGGCTTCTTGTAGTGCTGTTTCTTTACTAGCCAAGACTTCCTCATGTTTCTCATCATGCAGGTCTTGTCCACAGGCATAACACTTATGTGCTTTGAGATCTTCTATCTCTTCTTTTAATTTTGCGATAGTCTTTTCTTCTCTAGCTTGATCCTGTTCAGCACGTGCTATGGCTTTGTTTAAGTCCGCGATATCTTTTTGTTTTTGATTATAAGCTGATAATTCTTTGTGTGCGGCAATTTCTGCGTCAATGTCTAATTTTAATAGATCGTCTAAGGCCTCTTGTAGTTTACGAACATCATCTTTCTGTTTAGTTAACCACAGCATCTGGCGACGCTGTAGGCTTTCAATCTGTTCTTCAATACGCTTGTTGGCATCTTGCACTGCTTTGATGTTGGCTTCTTCCTGTTGTATGGCGTCCCTTGTGGCCTTACTTTGCTCTTTAAGTAGTTCAGCTTTCTCACTCAATAAGGTAATACCTAACAGTTGTTCAATGATAGTACGTTGATCATTGGGCTTCAGTGCAAGAAATGGTTCAGTATAGGTGTTAAGTGCTACAATGTGCCTGAACATGTCGTGACTCATGCCCAGCAAGCGTTCAATTTCCTGTTGTGTTTCACGACTATCACCTTGGCTGTTGTCGTCTTTGACTTCTTGCTCTTGATCACCTATGTAGAATTTTAATACATTAGGTTTACGACCACGTTCAATCTTATAGTCAACGCCATTGACTTCAAAATCGATAGTAACCAACATGCTTTTTTGATTAGTCTTATTAACCAGATTGTCTTTACGTATGTTAGTTAATGCTTGTCCATATAATGCATAGCTTAAGGCGTTGATGATAGTGGTCTTACCTGTACCATTACGTGCACCTGTATCATCACCACCTAAGTCAATGTTTTCACCTAGGACCAATGTAAGGTCTTTGCGATCAAAATCCACAGCCTGGGTACTATTACCCACGCTCATGAAGTTCTTAACTGTGAGATATTTTATACGGAACAAATTATAGATGCCTATAGATATCAAGTAATAAGTTTGGATCATAATGATCGCTGTTGATGTTGGTGATCTGATTGGTCACGATGGTGTCAATACTTTCAAACTGTATATTGCCCAGCATGATATCACTGCCCACAGTGGTATCTTTGACTGGTAATAGAGTCAATTCACGCAGACTGTATGTGCCTACAAAAGTTTCTTTGATAAAGGTAGCTTCTTCATAGCTGATGTCAATGTCGAGATTGACACGGCAGTGCATATTTGGTAACAGCAATGCTTCTGGAGTTTTGAGTATGTCACTTAAATTGTACACACGATACTTAGGCTGTCCTGGCCAACTGCGATATTCTACAGGCTCACCCCAAGCGATGATGGCCATACCACGATCATCATCACCAGCATCTGCATAATTATGTGGAAAACAATTACCAATATAGGTAATGTTACTGCGTGTCTGGCGTTTATGGAAGTGTCCTGTGAACACCTGCTCTACCCCACCAAATGCTTCTGTTTTGATCTCACCAGTATCAGGCATGGCTACCATGGCATTCATATAAAAGTGCGGTAGTTCTAGATGCCCAAACATGTATTTGGCTTCGATCTTGTGCACCTTCTTATGATCATCACCTACCAACCAAGGCACGATACTGACATCACCTTCTTTGTAAAAATCATTGATAATTTCAATGTTGGGAATATGTCGTGCCCATTCTGCTGATTGTATATCACGCTTGTCACGATAGTATAAATCGTGATTGCCTGGAATAAAGAACACACGATCAAATGCTTTGCCTAATAACTCTAAGGCAGTAAGACTATAATTCAGCGTGACTATGTTGATGGCTGCACGATTATTATGATAATCACCAGTAAAGAAACATGTCTCGCATCCTTCAGCTTTGGCGGTTTCGATGAACCACTTTACAAAATTTAAGCAGTCTTCGTTGTGCTGGGTGCTATTACTTTTTAATCCAAGATGGATATCTGTGAATACTGCGGCTTTTTTAAATAAATTACTCATTTGTTCCTGCAATCAATTAGTGGGTCTCTTAATTTTACTATCTTATACCCCTTGAAGTCAACTTTTTTAGCACATATTTTTAAGCCATATTTAATATTAAGTTTTAAGTCTTTTTCTGCGGCACCAATTGATTGGTAAACCCGCACTTCGTTTGTTGGTAATGTTACCTGTACCATGATACTGTATTTTGAATGTTGTTCTTTTTCTTTTTCAGTAAAACCAGTCTTTGCTATTCTATCCAATCTGGTTTGTATTTTTTTCTTATAAGATTGTTTTTCAGCTTTGCTTAACCCATGGTCAGCATGTTTTCTTTTTAATGTCTCTGCTCTTTTGATGATATGTTCTTCTTTTATATACCCAAACCCACCTGCGGCATCATTATTAAGATTATAATACAGAGGATTATCTTTTATATTTGGTATGGAGTCAAGCCATTTCTTTTCTGTTTTTAACACTAACTTTTTATTATTTTTAGTAACATATTCTAATACTCGCATGGTAAAATCTTGTGGAGCATTCTTATAAGCTACCATAAAATCTTTTCCTGAACCCGTATAATAGTCGTCTACAGCACCATAATGAGACCCTATGTATTTCATGTCATTTTTAATGTTAGTCCATTCATAAACATAACCGTAATAATCTTTTTTGTATTTCATTTCTGCCAATCTCCTATAAAGTATTTATTACTAGGCGACTGGCAGATATAATATCTTTTAACTATTCTTCGTAATG